CCTGAAAGACAAACTAATTGGATTTAATTATGGCTAAGAAAAACAAAAGAGTAACTGATGAAGAAATCACGAGTATTATTAATGATGCTATTCAACAGGCAGTAGGTAGTTTTACGTCCGGTTCTGAATTACAAGAGCAAAGAGAATCGGCTATACATTATTATACGCAACAAGCAAAAGGAACTCTATATCCCCAAGGAGTGTCTAAAGTAGTAACTTCAGATACTATGGAGATTGTAGATTCTTATTTAGCTGTTATATCTGAATTAATGCTGTCTAATGGTAAGATTGCAAAATTCAATCCATCAGACCCTAGTCAAACAGTAGCGGCAGGTCTTGCCTCTGAGTTGACGAACCATTGTATCTTTAGTAAGAATAATGGATGGGTAGACCTTAATACTTGGATTAAAGCAGCTTTGCTGTTTAAAAATGCAGTTATAAGGTGGAAGTGGGAGGAAGTAGAAGAGACCAAAGTGGAGGAGTACGAGAATATAAGTGTACTTGAGGTAGACGCTCTCTTATTAGAGGGTGATGCAGAAATAGTGGAAATGAGAGCTGGAGAGGGTTTTGACCCAGAATCTGGAAATGCTGAGGGGTTTTATGAGTATGTCTCTATAAGAAGAGAAGTTGATAAGTCCAAAGTATCTCTTGAAAATATACCACCTGAATCTTTTATGATTAACAGGGGTGCCACAGATATCCCAAGTGCATCATTTATCGGTATACAGACCGAAATGTCATTATCTGACCTAAGAGAAATGGGTTTTGATGTCGCTGATGATATAGGTGAAGGTACTGAAGCTAGTCATTTTAATCAAGACTACGAGTCGTCTGTAAGACAGTCGATTAATGAGATACAACAGAATTATGCTGATGATTCCTTGGGGATTGCCAATAGGGAAGTCGTTGTCACAGAGTCTTGGATTAAAATTGACAGAGACGGTGACGGTGTAGCTGAATTGAAAAGATTTATAACAGTTGGGGAGGAAATATTGCTAGAAGAGTATGCAGATTCCATACCACTAGCATCTTTGAATCCAATTGAAATACCATATTCTTTTTATGGAATGTCAATAGCAGATGCAACTAAAAGTGCAACTGAGATTAAGACAACTATAACTAGAGGTATGATCGAGAATGTTTATCTGTCTAATTATGGCAGAACATTAGCTGATCCCAATACAGTAGACTTTAGAGCTTTACAGAGTCCAGAACCACATCAGATTATCCCAACTAATGGGTCTCCGATGTCTTCTGTACACACTCTAGTTCCAGCTCAATTAGCACCGTCTACTTTTTCTCTGCTAGAGTTCATGAATACCGAAAAAGAGATGGCTACTGGTATGACCAGAGCGGCTCAAGGGATTAACGAAAAGTTATTTGATTCTGGAAACTCTGCTGGTAAGATTGCAATGGTAGAGCAAGCGGCACAGAAACGCATAGCGTATGTTGCACGCAGATTTGCTGAAACTGGATTTAAAGATCTATGCAGGGGCGTATACGACCTAATACTAGATAATTCAGAATCTATATTGAGAGATTATAGTTATTATAATATAACACCAGAATCTCTAATACCGTTAGAAGATCTCACAGTTGACATTGATGTTGGAGCTAATAGTTCTGCCAACACTCAAGAAAATATGATGATGATGGCTACACAAGTGATGCCTATGTTATATCAAGCTAAGGAAGCTAAAGGAATTATAAATCCAAAAGCTCCATTCACGATAGCAAGACAATTGCTAGAGTCTATGGGTATTGACAACTGGGTAGACTTTCTTGTTGACCCTGATACACCACAAGGGCAACAACAGGCTCAAGCTGCAATGCAAGAGGCTCAAAAAGAGCAAGAGATGGCTAGTAAAGATGAGCAAATGGAGCAACAGAAGATACTACTTACTCTTCAGAAACAAATGGCGGATATCCAGAAGAAACAAGCCGATATGGAATTAGATAGAGAGAAGTTCGAGTACCAGAAGACTAAAGATGCTGCTGAGATGCAGATGGAGCTTGCACTTGGAGAGCCAACTAAAATTGGTTAATGATTAACAGGAGGATGGGATGGATAAAGTTGAACTAGGACAACATGCAAAACTTATTATAGAAAATAAGGCTTTTGAAGAGATGTTTAGTATGGTTCGGACTAATTACCAGAATGCGTGGGCTAATACAGAACCACAGCAAGGGGACTTACGAGAAAGATTGTATAATACAATAGTAGGTCTCACTGACGTTAAGAGACAATTAGAAACTGTCGCTACTTTAGGCGACAATGTTGCGTTTAATAAGGAAAAGGAGGAATCCAGTGACAAGTGAAGAAAGAAGTATACTAGAGGAAGATCTTAAAATATACAAGTTACAAGAAGAAAATATAATGAGAGAAATAAGACCCTCTCGTGGAGGTTTCATGGTTAGACAACTATGTGAACAATTAAATGCCCTACAAATGGTTATTGACCGTTTAGAGGGGAAACTTAAAACAGCTAAGGTTACGACCAAGGCTAAAAAATAAAATTAATCTTGGAGGATTGATAAAATGCCAAAAGAAACTACCCAATTGGATGTGAACGAAGGTTTATCTGAAGATGAAATGTTAGATGCCCTTGCGGATGGCTTTTTCGAAGGAGAAGAAGACCTACCCCAGCAAGACGTGGATGACACAGAGGAAGCTGTAGAGGAGAGTGACGATGCCGAAGCAGACGAGACTGAAGAACTAACGGGAGATGAGCAGGAAGAAGAAGCAGAAGAATCAGAGGATGATGGAGAAGACCTACCTGAAACTGATTCAGAGGAAGAGTCTGAATTAGACTTAGATTACTTAGTACCAGTTAAAATTGATGGTGAAGAATCTGAAGTTACTATGCAAGAGTTGATCCGTGGCTATCAGACAGCAGCTCACGCCAATAAAAAGTCCATAGATGCAAGTCAACAGCTTAAAGTAGCTGAAGCACTAGCACAGGAAACAACTGCCCTTAAAGAGCAAAATGCTAAACTCCTTAGCAGTGCCGTAGATGCTGACGAAAGACAGTTAGCGGCATATGACAGGAAGATTCAACAGCTGATTGCCGATGATGAAATGTACGAATTGCCTAAGTGGCAAGAAGCACGAAGAGTTAAGGCAAAAGAGATTGCAGATTCTAAGTCTGAAGCTTCTAAGCTTGAAAGACAAGCAATAGAAGAACAAGAGAATGCTTACAATGCCAATCTACAAGCTTATAAAGAACAAGCAGTGGAACAATTAAATAGTAAAATACCGGGATGGGAGAAATCCTATGACGAGGTTGTAAACTGGGCTGTAAGAGACCTAGGACTACCTGATTTTGCCGATGTAATTGATCCTGATGTAATCGCAATAATGTATGATTATAAAACTCTTAAGGATGGTAAAAAATCTGCCGTTAATAAACGTAAGAAGGCTCCTGTTAAAAGTGTCAAAGCTACCAAATCTGTTAACAAAAGTGCAAAGGCTAAAGAGAAAGCTGATAAACTTCGAGAGAAGGTACTGAAAGGTGGAGCTACCGAAAATCAACAGGATGAATTTCTGGGATCTATGGTAGATACTATGTTTAAGTAATGCTTTTTCTTTTTAATTTAATATTTTAAATAGGAAATAGAAATGGCAATTTTTAAATCCGAGGATACGAAAGGTAAAAGAGAAGACCTCGCATCCTTTATATCGATGATAACGAGGGACGAAACTCCCTTTCTATCATCTATTGGTACTAAGAAGGCAACTGCCGTGTACCATGAGTGGCAAACTGACGAGTTGGCAGCACCAGCATCAAATGCTAAAGCTGAAGGTCTCGATTTCAGTGCCGCAGATACCCCAAGCTCGACAACTAGGCTAGGAAACTATTCTCAAATCCTTGTCAAAGAGATTAAGGTCTCAAAGACTTTGGATTCAGTTTCTAAGGCAGGTCGTAATTCTGAATTTGCTTATCAAATGAAGAAGAAGGGTACTGAGCTCAAACGTGATCTAGAGCATGCGTTGGTTGGCACTAGACAAATTACGGACGGTTCAGGAGTGGTTGATGCAGTTCCTGATAATACTGGACGTAAGATGGGTGGAGTCCAATCTTGGGTTCCTAAAGACCACGTCTGGGATGCCTCCGCAGGTACTCCAGCGTTCCAAGCTGCAGCTGGCGGTGACGGTAAAACTGCCCATACGGCAGGTACAGCTGGTACACACACGTTGGCTCTGACGGATGTTGATGAAGTAATGCAGAAGATTTATGAATCTGGCGGAAAGGCATCAGTTCTAATGATGTCTCCAAGCAATAAGCGTTCTTTCTCAACACTAGCACACGGTACTACTGGTACTAGACGTAATCTTGACGAGAAAGGTTCAATGAGACAATCTGTTGAACTTTATGAGTCAGATTTTGGTGTAGTAAAAGTAGTTCCTAACTACATTCAGGGTCTAGCCAGTGGCTTGGACATCTCTGATGGAGTTGGCGGTGCTACTGACGTTATAGTCTACGATCCATCTTGGTTCGCTATGGCTAATTTGCGTGCTCTTCATACAACAGATGTAGGTCAGAAAGGTGACTCTACAGTAGGTATGATCGTTGAAGAGACTACTCTTGAGTGTCGCAACCCACATGGTTCTGCATTAATTTCAGGACTAGGCGTATTAGTTGCTTAATTATTAGTAACTAAATACCATTTAGGGGGTCCTTTATGGATCCCCTTTTTTTTATTCGAGTGAGGAAATAATGGAATTTATTAAATATAACTATAAACCTGATGGTGGGTATAGTGCTGAACAGGAAGTAAGTACTTATTTAGATTATGCAAAAAGATCTAGAGCTATTAGTAGAGATACACTTAAGAAAACTAATTATAGAAGTTTGGCAATAGTTCCTGATATAGTTTCTGTAGATATATTTAATAAATTCGGATTAGATATCCATTCACCTGATAATGACCAAGCTACATTATCAAAAATAGCAAATATAATAAGACAACACTACCCCAATTTATTGACGAGTAGTATGATTAACAGTGTA